AGCATTGAGAACCGACTGCTCAAAATTTGGTACTTGCTTTAGGTCTATATCAGTCTGCGAGGCCACCTGGCGAATCTGACTTCCAATGTTATCCTTGTTCCGCGCAGCCGCCGACTTCACAGCACTAGCGCCAGAAGAGAAAGCAGCATCAGGTTGTGCTGGCATCCCACCAAACAGATCAGCGACCTTGTTGATTATTCCCTCGGCAAAGTCCGACTGCATCCCGTAGCGTTTAGTGAACTGCCCAGCAGAGAAAGGTATCGTCCCAGCAGTTGCCTCAAAGATTTGTGCTGTTCGGTTTGTGCCAGCCTGACCAGGAGTCAGGGCAGTCTCTCCGGTGAACCCGAGTTGACGTGCCTTTGCTGCTGTATCAGCAGCGCGTACCTGTGCGGTGGTTTGAACAGGGGCTTGTCTTTGCGCCATCCCTGCCCCACCAACTGCCGTCGATGCCGCCATCGCCGCAAGAGTAGCAGCAGCAGGACCTAAGTTTTGCGCAGATTCAGCGGCGATCTGACCAGCAGCACCGGAAGGCACTGAGGTCACCATCTGCGCAACTGGACGCTGCGCCATCTGGGTGCTGATTGCTCGTGCCATAGGCGTCGTGGCGGTCCTTGCCAATGTCTGTAATCCAGACATTTGAGATGCTGTACTACCAAGTGCGCCAAGGCCAGTCTGCAATGCACGCTGACCTGTGGTCTCTGCTTGCGGTGTTCCCAGCTGTGTCAACAAGTCCTGCACAGCTTGTGATGGCATTACTCTTCGGCCATACTGACCACCAGTGATTTTTTCAGCGCCAGCAGTGGCCGTGTTTATGAGTGCCGTCAGCGCATCAGAGGCTGGCAGTGCCAAACCACCCGCCAGCATACCTACAGGGCCGAATGGAGCGCCCATTGCAGCGCCGAGTAGTGGTGGAGCCAGACCGCGCACAGCTGCTCCTGTATAGCTTCCTTGCGGTTGTGTTGCTTGCTGCTGTGTGCGTGGATACGGTGCGCGTGTTTGCGGTCTTACCCTGGTGAGCACTTGCGCCGCTGCACCATCACCATACACCTCATCAAATTGAGGCGCAAGATTAGGATTTTGAGACAGAAGATAAATATCTTTTGTTGACGGTTTTTTATCAGCCATGTTTATTTCCCAAATGGATTAGCCGGTTGATATTGGAATCCTCTAAGGCTCTTGTTGTTTGCAAAAAAGTAGTTTTCTTGCTGCTGCGCAAAGTCTTGTTGCTTCACAGCCAAGTTCTGAATGTCTTTGAGTGCTGCTACTTTAGCCTCTGGTGACACCCTTGGATTAGCTAAATCACCAACTGCCTTATCGTATCGTTTTGCATCAGCGTCTGATGTTGGACCACTAAATTTAGGAGTCTTCAAGGCCAACTGCTGTGAGAGTTGAGTGAGCCTATCGTTTGCCTCTTTAGCTTCTGTAGAAATGCCTACTGCTCCAATCAGACCCTTAACACCAGATTCCAAAACACCAGAATATGCTTTGGAGATTAGTGGCAATGCTAATCTTGCAATAGATGCACTATCTTCAGCACTTGTTGCCGCTGCCGTATTCTTTTGAAGAATATCAAAATCTTTCTTCTGCGCATAAGAGAATTGCTCAGGCTTATTCGCTTCAATCGCCTTGCGTAAATCTATATTTTGCTGTGCAATTTGCGCCTGTAATGCTTGCCCTGCTGCTGTATTGTCAAGACCCTGCTGACGTAACGCAGCCAATTGATTCCTGTTTGCCTCTATTCCAGCCGCAGTTTGCTGGAACTGTGCAGCAGATTGTTCTCTTTGCGCTTGTGTACCAGCCGCAGTCTGTTGGTACTGTGCGGATGACTGCAATCTCTCGCCAATTTGACGAACTCTTTCGTCAACCTTATCTGGGTCCATCTGGCCGGACGAATAGCTTCTCTCGTATTGTTGGGCAATCTTTTTAATGCTATCTGGTACTGTCGGATCTGACGTAAACACACTAAATGGATTCTCTTGCGCTGCACCAGTTCCAGTAAACCCAGCCCTGCGCAACTCTGGAACCAACTTAGCAATCTGCGAAAGACTCTCCAGCGGGTTCTTGGACAACATTGCCAGGACTTGCAGCTTATTGGGGTCAATAGTCAACTGCCGAGATGCAGGAGTTACCTCTGCCCCAGGCATGATATTGCCCTCATCGTCTCGCACTACTCGCGCAGGAATTCCGTTGATGGTCATCTGCTCTGGAGTCAATGTGGCCTTGAATGCTTGGGGCAACAGTTCCCGCATTTGTTTGTTTCTAAGAGTCTCCTCATCTTGAAGATCTTTTATACGCTTGGCCTCATCCATCCTACGCTTAATCTCTAGGCTTTGGAACATATTCTGCTGCGCAGCCTGGTATCCCTGCTGGCCTGCACCATAAGCCTGCCCAAGCGCCTGGCCGAGTCCTACAGGAGTGCGGCTTGGGCCTGATGCCGCAAGTAGTTGCATGGCAGCAGACATCAATCCCTGGTTCTGTAGCTGCGCTTTCTGCTCTGGCGTCATGTACTCGTCCAGCGCGGATGCACCGCCAAACATATCGCCTAGCAGGCCGAGAGTGCGCTGTGGTGCTGCTCCACCATAAGCCTGTTCAAATGTCTGTGGTTGCGCTTCCATAGTCTGCTCAACTTGCGGTGCTACTTGCACTTGCGGTTGTGCAGACAGTGGCTGCATCTCGCCACCCATATCCATAAGACCTGCGCTAGGCGTGAATCCCATGCCAGGCACATTCGGATACAGATTAGCGCCTAAAGGATCACGTCGCTTCTGGTAAAAAATATCAGGTCCGGTGCGTGAAATGTATTGTGGATCAGACATCTGATCGACATAGACAGGTTGACCAGGCATACCCGTAATCTCGGGCCGATTCATGCGTGCAAGGATGTCTTGAATCTTAGGACGATATGGTTGGTTAAATCTACCTACACCGAGTCCGCTACCGAGATAATATTGGGTTGGGTCAAATTGATTTGCCATCTTGTTCCCCTTATCCAAAGTATCCAAGCAGACCACCGAGTGTCGCGCCCAGTCCACCGTAGGCTGCACCACCTAACTGCTGTCCGGCCAATGCACCACCTAGAGCGCCAGATACCTGATTACGGTAGTACGGTTGCGTACTCGTCATCCCGAGGTTGGGCAGATTAATTCCAAGTGCCCCAGATGCAACTCCCAGCTTCTCCAGACCAATGTTGCGCAGTGCATCCATCTGCGCCTGCTCCAACTGCTGACGCGCACCGCCCAGGCCCATCACTGCCTGGCCACCTGAGATGTTCGCTCCCTTGGCGTACTGCGCCAACTGAGCAGCCTGGCCGTAACCCTGTGCGCGCAACTGCGCAGCAGTGTCAGCGGCCTGCTTAATGGCAGCGGCATTTGTGAGTGACTCAGCGACGCCCTGGCGTGATCCACCGAATGCCTTGGCAGCAGTCGCAGCCTGCCGGTCTTTGAGTCGCTGGACATCCAATGCACCACCGACATCAGCCAGTGAACGCTGAACCACCTCGTTCTCGTAGGGGTTCATAAACTGCTGGATTGACTCGCCAGTGAACGGGGTAAGAGCCTCGTTTGTAACTTGTTGTTCTCCAGCCGTATATAGTGGATTAAAACCCGCAAACTGCCGTACTGGTAATGCACCAGCAACATTCTGAGCCTGTCCCAAATTGCGTAGATACGCAGCTTTCAGATCAGGGTCAATGGATGAAGTGCTAGTAGTAGTGCCGCCGCCTTTAGACATATCGTTTTCTCCTTACATTTCGAGCAAACCGCGCAGTTTGCCCTTTGAAATTTTGCCCGAGTTAATAGCTTGCATTAACTCAATACCGTACCTCTTTACTGCCTTGTCATTGATGACGTATTCGCCATCTTTCAAAGCGCCGTAGCCATCATCTGGGCCAATTGGATCCGGGCCTTGCAGGTCCATTAGGGAAACATGACCGCCTTTGGCGTAGTGTGCAGAACCAGGTGCGCTTCTTCCAACATCAGAGCCTCCGCTTGGCGCTCCGCTGTAGCCTCCACCACCATTTCCATTTCCACCTCTGCCACCTTCATTGCTGTTGTTACCTTGCATTGCTGCTTGTGCAGCGGCTGCTTGTTGCTGTGGGTCAGAACTCATTGGATTGGCTGTAAAGCCAGCACCTTCTGCATTAGCTACTGCTATGGCAGCCTGCAAAGCCTCATTGCGTGCTGATACATTACCTTGGCTGCTGAAGTTTGGATCAGGTGGCCCATAAGCAAATTGCTCTGGGTTATAACCCATCTTTTCTAGCCTGCTGTTATACCAATTATCTGCATTAAATATTTTCCCTAAAGCACCCAAAGTATTAGCCCCAAGTGCATCTTGTACACCAAGTGCAATCTTTCCTTCAATTGGGTTTGCAGCATAGTAAGAAGCACGCTCTGCTGGTGTCATTTGAGACCATGCGCTTGGAGCCTCTCTCTCACCGCGTGCACCGCTATACATAGCAGGCTGAGACATGATGTTAGCGTAACGATTAACTGGAGCAGCATACGCTTGAGGCTGCACAACATCATATCCACCAGTATAGGTGGATGGCATACCGGTAAAAGAAAACGGCTGCGCCTGCTGATATTGAGACATTATCTCAGCGTAACGGTTTCTTGTCGCCATCTACAACTCCTTGCTAAGAATATGCCACTTTGGTACATATCCTTCATCTGCTAAAAATGTCCTTGCCCAACCTTTACGGCCAGCAAGGGTAACTCGCGTGCAACCATTCTGCTTTCCCCAAGACTCGATGTATGGTCGCATAATCTTGAGTTCATCTAGGTCGCCGCCAGCAAGAAAATAATGCAGATTCTTGAGTCGCGGATAGACAATGATCTCTGTGATGACTGCGCTGTTGATCCCAGGCCAAAACTGGAATCTATTCTTCTCTACACCCTGCGCAACATCTTGAAGAGTGTGGGTTCCTGCCGAGTATTCTAAGGCGGCTTCGATGTGTTGTGCCAACCGCCAGAAATCCTCCATTACCGTTTCCCTGCTGCCGTGGCCTCCAGCCGCATCACGCCGACCCGCCAATCGTCCAATACATTACCTGTTACCTTCATCTTGACGCTTCGACCTGAGAATCGGGTATCGGTTGGCGCCTTGGCGCTGAACGGGCCGTAGCTGGACTCTGCCGATGTCGGGTACATCCTGGCCGTGAAAGAGATAGCGACCTCTCCCAGAGTCTGCTCGTCAGGGATTACAGACCTGACGGCCATCACATTGTCACCGTTACCCAACTCAATCGGGCCGGATTGCGCGTAGGGAGCCACTGAATCGTAGGTGTAACCGATTTCATGGTCGTAGATATATCCGTCAGTGCTGACCATCATGGGATTTGAAAACACTGCCCGATCCGTCCCAGCGGTACGCGCCATGAGTCCGAAATACCATGTCCCCTCACGATAGTTGTAAGTTACATAAGAATCATTCTCATTTGAGGACAGAGATGGGTAGTACCAGGTCACCTCGCCATACTGAGAGTTGTGAACTGCGTAGACCTTAGACGATTGAGACAAGTTGATGTTCTGGAATATGTAGTCACTGACATCGCACTGCATTGGCTTAACGAATCCATCATAGGACCAGAATCCTCCTGATTTAGACATCCACATAGCGGACGTGTCAATGGCCGCCACAGCCTGCGCGGAGATGACCCCGCACCCGCTGCCCACCTTCTCAAAGCTGTAAACATAGGGCAGACCGATGTATGCCGCAACGTGCACGTCAACGTCTGTAAATAGGATGTTTACGCCACGCACACGTTTTCCGCACTTCAGAGATCCGACTGACGGTATCTCAAAGTCTCCTGCCTGGTTGGTGGATGCCGCCGTCCAGGTTGTATTGTTTTCCTGATCCGACCACTTTACCAGGCGCGGGTTACCCGATGCGCCCAGTGCAAATAGGATGCGCTCGCTGGTGACCATAATGGCAGAGCAACTTGTCGGTGC